ATGGATATTGCGCTGCTTAACAGGGGATGGAACAGAACCTGGTCAGATACGATGGTGAATCTGGAAGCCCGAAAGGTCATCGAAACTGCAAATCGACTGTCAGCTTACTACTTACAAGATGGTCTAACACGTATCAAGTTTGTTGAGGAAATAAAACAGGTCGTAGAAAAAGAGTTCGCGACAGCACGGCGGGCGAAAACCGATGAAGAATGCATTGAATGCCTCAAAAATCTGCGTGCCGAAAAAGAGAATCTTCTTGAGCAAGAGCGCTTGTTAAGGACGAGGTCTGCTCAGCTTTATGCGAAGGTCGAGTTCGTCAGGGAAAATAACAAAATTGTTGGGTATGTGATTTCGGCTGTTCACATCGTGATATCTGGAGCAGCATTGTTTGGTGGGATGGTGATGATGTCCACTATGAGCCCCGTAGGAGTGCTTGCTGGAGCAGTTTTATTTGTTGATGGTATTAACGGTATAACAAAAGAAGCACACCATCTTCGCTATGGTGAACAATCTCAATCAGAAGGTATTTTTGCTGATGGTGCAATGCAAACAGCACAATTCCTGGGATTTAGCCCAAAGAATGGGTTGGCTTTTTATAATACAGTCACTCTCGGAGCGGGTGTCTACAGTATCTTCGGGCTAGCAAGAAAGCCGGGGGCCTGGCGATTATTTCGTTGGTTGCCGCGCGATTACTACCGAAAAGTTGACACAATGAGCAAGCCTAAGCTAACGATGAAAATCGCTGGGTATGGTGTCAAAGTGAAAGTGATTTTTGATCTTCTGACGACGGAGAATGGTACTGATTAATTTTTATTCGCCCTACAGAATCGCCAGGATTTATAGGCAAGCAAAGGCGGTTGGATAAAAATTGCAACCGCAATACCACAAGAAAGGCCAATACCACCAGAGAAGACACTTTCCTCGGATGCGAATACCATCAAAAAAATGAATACAGCAAAACAGCCAGATACAACCCACACAGTGAGAACAAAACGCCTGGACAGATCCCTGATGGCATTCCCCAACGTTCCACCGTAGCTTTGAATGTTGTTCTTAATCTTCTGCAGGTCCGAAGGCGTAAACCCAGAATTCAACAAAGCCTCATCAGTCACTTTCATATCGTATCGTCCCTTATTTTCCAGAAAGTTGTTTCTTATTCACTGATTGTGCAAGCAATCATACTGATGAACTTTACAGCAATCCACATGATGTTTGTGCAATGTATCAGATTTCAGACAATAGAAGCCATAAAGCCCCATTAGTGGTACAAGCAACAAGCGGAGCGTAGCGACTGCATCAGTGTTCAGAAGGAGCACACCTTATCAGGGTGCTCGTGTACCTTTCGGAGTGTGAGCGAAGCGCTGCCTGCGTATCGTGTGCAGGTACGTTTAGCTCACAGGCCACACATCGGACTTTAATACGTGTGATCAATCTGTTTCGGGATGGTTTAGAGACGTTGGCAGCGTCATCAGCTTCGAGTTGATAGCGGTTCGTGGGGAGTGTTCACACTTTGTACCTGTTAGAGCTTTTCAACTACAGGCCGCTTAAGCATAGCGGCAATTGTTGGTAATAGAATCTCTTAAAAAAGACAGTACATTGAGATCAAAATCGCCTTTATTTTGTGATAATAGGAACAAACAACAACTATAACCAGTTGATATCATTTCCATTTATCGTGAAAGCTTAAAATATGCCCCCGTAAATGCCCCCACTGGCTCGCTCTTTTCACGAAACCATAGATGTGCTCCATGAGCTAACTTGTGCGAATTTTGCCAAGGCTACGTAAAACGTAGCCATAAAATAATCTAAGAGTGACTTTAAACAGTGAGTTGCTAATGATGACTAATATTAGTAGCCTGCATCTTTAACATCTGTTTCAATATCCTTAACCTGTTTAGCTATTCTTTTATTAAAATTATACTCAATTTCTTCATCTGTTAAGTTTTCAGTACTTTTATTAAAATAATGATTTAATACATATGCCTTTTGTTCTAGATTATATTTATCAAAATTAGGAACATATTTGGTTTCGCGTCTTTTATGTTTAATTTGATAGTGCGCCCTTACAAATGATTTTAATTGCAAGTTAACATTATATCGTTTACAGAGCCTAGCAATGAAATCATCTAGAGAATGAAGCAACGTTATATCGTTAATTTCCGAAAAAAAGTATAACCATCCCTTTGATTTTGATTGGAATACACAACCAGTAACCCTCAGATTTATACGCCACGTTAAAAACTCCTGACTTTTAATACTGGAGTGTTTAAACCCTGTAAAAATCGATAAAAGAGATTGTCGTAAGTTATCAACAGATCCATCACGTGCTGAAACCTTACCTCCCTCGCTAAAATAATATCCTAAGTAACCAAACTTACTTTCGGTTAACAAACCCATACTAGATTTCTCAGGATTCTTAATTGGATCATAAATTTTAAGTCCTAGCCTTCTGAACTTTACAAGAACACTTTCTATCAAAGATTCTGCCTTATCTGAACGACAAAGGATCATTAAGTCATCAACATATCGGAAGTATGATACATCATCCCTTGATGCAAAGTGTTTATCAATATTCATCAAGTATATTGCAGCCAATATATTCGAAATTGATAATCCTTGAGGTACGCCACATTCATTAGCTTTATCACTTGCATTAGGCTTAGAAACCGTTGGTGAGCTAATTGCTTTACCTATTAGAGATAATATATTTTCATCTCTAATTTTTGCTCTAAGTCTCGATATTAACTTGTTATGCCGTATTGACGGATAAAAATTCGCCACATCAAACTTCATAAAATAATCATACTGCTTACTCAAAATAATATTATTAACTTTTACCACCATATTCTGTGGTAACTCAAAATTTAAATCAAATGCATAAACCTCTTGCAAGAAATCACAAATAGCTCTTAAGGCGATTCGGTCCCTGATTGTTGGTATTGAAATTTCCCTTGGCGCCTTTCCTTTACCTTTACTTATAAGCTTTAGTTTATATTTATTGAAGCGATAAGTACCAGCTAAACACTTTCTTCTAATTGTTTCTATTTCGTGATCATGAAAGCGCCAAAAGACTTCATGAGACATATTATCGATACCTGTTGCCGCAGATAACAAAACCACTTCTTTGTAAATTCTTTTTAAATTAGATGATTGAAAATGCTTGAGAAATATATCATGTGCACTCATTAGACTGCTCTCAATGAAAACAAGATAATAAAAGGAAAAAGAAACAAAAACAAAAATGATGCTACATTTCGAAGAAAAAGTATGGCTATCATGAAGAAATGGATAAAAGTAGGTTTTTTCGTTAAAAGGCTTTTATCATTCGTATTAAAATATTCGTCGACTATGGCTTTTGCAAAATCTTTTTCTAAATGGTTTTCTGACGAACCTAACACTGCTTGATATTCTTTATCTAATTCGGAAGGATTTGTTGGGGAAAGTGATGCGGTATGTATTACACTCAGTCGCTCGTAACATTGTTTAATTAATAATGCACGGCCTTTAAAATTCATATTATTGATAAAAAGAGTCAACACTAAAATTAGCACTGACAAAGAAACCATTATCGCTGCTTCTTCTATCTTTTGAGCGGGTTTTACTAAGGTATAAATAGAATAACATACTAGAAAAGTTGAATACCAAAGCAAAAGAAGTTGAGAATAGTAATCAAAATTAAGTAGGCGTCGCTCAGCTTTTATTTTCGCTTTTCTTGTCCACCATATTTTATCAGATAAATCGCTCATCATATAATCCCTAATTAATGTGAGGCGCCGAAGGTAGTAATAAGTAACGCCTGTAAACAGACTAGTCAGACTAGAGGCAAAGCCTCCCAAAATTAGTTGCACCCATTTGGTATGGATGATCGCAGGTGAATCACCTACGATACGCCTCACAGGAAATGTACTACTTTTCATTACAAAAAAAAACTTCAAACGACCAAAATCGCACTACACCGCACCCGCCTGCGGTTTTCAGATCGCAAAAATTTTTCAGTTGGGATTTTTTACAAATGATAGCGCCAGACCGCGCCACAACTGGGGATTTACAGCGAGCAGAGAACTGAAAAGAGTGAAAAGAATTTCAGCGTTTTTCAGTTTAGCTTTACTCCAAAATCGTAAGCACTTGACTTAAGCTATTGATAGTAAAGGGATATAAAATTTTAGGTGAGATTTTTCATGATAACTGACGGCACACTTAAAAGTTAACAAACTGATTCTTATAGACATTTTTTCTTAAGCAGCTGAAATTTAATGAACCGAAGCCGGGAAAATTTTAGTTACTCCCGGCGAACCGTTCAGTGACTCTCTTTGGCTGCCATCAGGAGTTCTAATGCTTTTTGTCGCTCGTCAGGTGGCAGGGCATCCATTAGCTCTTTAATTCGTCCCTGGCCGCGCAAAGCGCTGGGACTAATCGTGTGTGAGAAGGAAACGTTCATCACAAACGTGTGCCCACACACTACATTTGAGCAATAACAGTACACATCTAACAATTTGGGAGGCGGTTTATGTTGCTCACTGTTGACCGAACATGCGCAAAAAATTGACTCAGTTTTCGGGTCTTCTGTCCCACAGTGAAAATATGGAAGGTATAGATGCGAAACTTCTTGAAGAGATGGTGCGATAATAGGAACAAAACTAATAATCATAACCACATGATTATATTGAATTTTTCTTGATTCCATTTTCTTAGATACCCCCATAAGTACCCCCACTATCTGCTCTTCATGTTTGGATAGTTTCAGAAAGTAATTACAATCAGCACTGAAAATGAACAATGCTGTTCTAAACGCGGACAGAACAGCATTCGTGCTTGGGTTGAGTAAGAGATTCTATAGCCTAGAATGTCACTTTGTCAGAGGAATTACTCCTGTCATCGTAATTGGATCAGAGTCTCCGTCACTTAACGAAAAGAAGCCCAACCTTTCTTCTTCATCTACTAAGTTAAACATCGCTAAATGATGGTGTTTTGCACTGACATCTTTAGAATATAGTCTAAAACTTGAGTCATCTAATTCTATTTCTACCGATAAACCAGAAAAATCCAAGTCAAAGCAGCCTGAAAGTATTTTTTGATCAGATGCAGGGAAACTACTTTTATAAGTTATGTTATATCTAGGATTGAAGTAACGAATAAGGCTGGCCTCAGCAAGGCAGACAATTTCTTTCTTCGAAAGAGGGTTTCCTATTATGCTATTAAGACGGGCATCATCTTCCTGACCACTTATACATGTTTTGTCTACTCCATTAAATGAACTTATAAGATTATATTCATTGTATACTAGAGTAATAATATATATTTGATCATCAGGAAATTCATTCATTGTATCAGCTAGGATTTTCTGAAGTGTTGAGTGACTTCTTAAACGATCAATTGCTGTTCTCTTTCCATCCGCATATGCTTGACCGACATATAATACTTCTAAATCATAATATATTGGATTTCTTGTAAACAACGCTAGAAGTTCGCTTGGCCAATATCTGTTCCATTTTCCTTCAGCATCAACAGTTTCAATTTTTCTATGCGGATAACTGGAAACTCTTAAATCAATCTCATCATCAATAAAATCAAATGGAAATGAGTACTCCGATACTACCTCCACTCCATCTATACGGCTAATAACCTTACCAGTAGCTTGATCTTCCCTTATAATCGGTTCTTCACTGCTACAGTTAGCTTTTGGTTTTTTACATATGATGTATATGTGGCTATTATCTGCTATATCTTGCTGAGCCGCTTTCATTTTACCATCAGAATGCAGTTGGTCAGGGGTAAACATTAACCAACCATTTGACGTTAATCCCACAGAAAACTCTGAGACAAACTTTCTTTTTCCTACCATAACGTTCTCCAATATGGATAAACTACGTATCTAAACTTACATATAGCATAATTAGAGTTACTTTTAACGATACCACAATCGTTAATTTTTAGTGGTTTTTTAAATAGACAAACTGTACTTGCGGAATACCATTACAATCTTAAATAGTAGAGTTGATGAGAAAATCTTAAAAATCAAACTATGTACAGGATTAATTATTAATTTAGAGCCTAAAATTGTTGCCTCTAACTTATGCGTAGGATCAATAACATATGCACTTAATGAAACTAGTTGTTCGATTGATTCATAATATCCAAAAATGCAAAGCAGAAAAGGAATGCCGAGAATGAGAATAGCAATGGGTCTGAAAAGACTGGTTCCATGTACAGATACTAAAGATGATAATTTCAAAACAAACCAATTAGAAAGAGTCATTACGAAACCAGCGAATTTATTATTGTGATTCATTTTTTCAATTACTGGTAAATTTCTGGACCTACAAACCCCTAATAAATCACATAACACAGTCAAAAAATAGCTTATGTATGCGGTCAATCTTAAACTCAAAACACATAGGGTAATATCGTACTCTTTCCTCCTGAAGAACAGAAAATTATCTACATCTTTATTTTTTTGGCTGATACTTTTGAGCTGTCTATATACTGATTGTTTTTGCTCAAATTCTAATGGAGGTACTTTCCTATAATTACTATGACTTACTTCTATATCGAATGGCCAAGTCACGCCTTCTGTTAATAGATCGTCTATTCTACAATTGATAAACTCCACTTCTGTTTTCGTCAAATCACAATTTGACATTACAAAACAGCTTAAAACTGATTGGTGAAGTACGAGGCGTTTGATGGATGCAAAACTCGCATTTTTTAAAATAAATTGACATGCTTTACTATCTGAAGCATTAGCAAACATCAACTTTTCATATATAGTTGAATTTTGCAGGTCGATGCTAACATTCTTCATCGTCCCTTCTCTAAGATTAAAATAAACAGTACCTATTTTGAACTCAGAGTTAAGATTTACATATTTGAATCCTCCTTCAAAGTTTAGCTCCTTGCATTCGGTAGATATAATGGATACAGATACATCTCCATTAGATATAAAAGTCATATCATTGCTAATATTTACATCATCAATGTAGAAATTAGTTGCACTACCAACATATTTTACTGAACCACATGAAACAGTTGAGAAATAGACAACTTTAGCATTAACCTCTTTAAGGAAATAAATAACACCGAATAGACTTTGCTTGAACTCTTCAGGATATGGAACCCTACTAAACACTGGGGATGAATTAAAATGAATATTTTCGTAATACCCTGAAAGCTTGATACTCTTAAACGAATTACCATATTCAAACCCAAGCACAGCTTTTTTATTGTAGGAATGAATTAACAATTCCGAATTACTAGAGCAAGAGACAAAAAAGATAGTAGACAACTGCGGCGAAAATCGTAGCTCTTCAGTTAATATTGTACAATTAACAATTAAAATTTTAGATTCTGTGGTTAGCCCTGCAAAAATATCTTCTGCATTTCTTATTATTTTATTTTCTACCAAATAGCAGTCATTCATGATTTTTTCTCTTTGGGTTATACAATAAGTTTATTGTTTTTTATTTTTTTCGGCAATAGTGACTCTATGAAGCAACTGTAACTTAGAGCGCGTTCTGCCAAAAATCCCCAATGGCGCTGCCGGTGGGTGGCAACTTTTGACAACTCAATCTGAACTCCAGCGTCCGGGCAAACTAGAACAGCGATCTGAAAGAGGCTCGAGGATGGTTGCAAAGGGGGAGGTGCTTAACACCTCCCCTTCACGAGTTCGTGTACCTGAAGTTTTCTAAAGCGGTAGCGGTTGACACTTTCCCCCTAGTTTTCCCTAGTAAGGCATAACAAACCATAACAGGCTGACACCTGCCCTGCTTCGCATCAGGATTAACAAAAGTTAACAGCCAAGGCTCAACAAATCTCAACGCCAGCCCTATACGCGTTGGCTGTAGCTGCTGTTCGTAGGCGTCAGGATCCGTTAGGTTGGGTTGACACTTTTCCCAGTTTCTCGCGAAAAAGTGTCAAGTTTGAGGGGCTGGGGGGTTTACAGTTTTTCGCCGTCCAGCAGGCAGAGCGCCCTTAATCTTGTTTTGCTCCAGTCATCCGGCGTATCGGGGTGCATTGTGGCAACGTAGGCCAGCTCAGAACGAAGAAACCGTAAAGCGCCCGCGGCACGGTCTTTGCCATAGAAGCTGTGGGTTTCTTCATCTGGCCGGAAGAGAATCAGCAGTTGCTCTTCGGGCTCGTGCTGAACATCAAAACCCAGCTCAGCGGCTGCGGCCTCTATCCTCTGGCCAGCATCAATATCAGCCGGCAGCTTTTTCCCGCTGTCATGCTTCCATACCCATGCGGCGGCCTGCGCCCACGTCATTTCAGTCTGGTGTTCGCCAGCACCAGCAGAATTTTGTTTAGCCTGCGATGCTTCGACATCCACCTTATCGCCTGAAATTACAATTTCACCGCGGGCTATCCAGCCGTAAACAGTTTGCCGGCTGACGCCCATATGCCTGGCGTAGGCTGATTTACTTAATAGCATCGTGATGTTTCCCTCCGGGCAGAAAAAAGCCGCCCTCAGGCGGCCTGCTTCTCTTCTGAATGTGTCTGCCGCTGGCTGCCTTTGAGCATCGCGCTGACATGTTCGCTTAACTGGTCAAGGCCGGTCATGCGTGGCTGTACGTCTGATGGATCGTCGTTCTTCCCGTACACGAGATTGTTATACCAGGTACGGACAGCTGTAATTTGTGCTACGTCTTTCCTTACCGCGTCGACCAGATCGGCAACCGCGTTAATCACCTGCCCGTTCTCTGCTGCAATACGGGAGAAGCCGAGACGTTTTAGCTGTTCCGTATCGAGTCCCGAACACACAGCATGCGCCCTTAGTAAGGCGTCCGCCAGCTCCTGATGCTTTCCGCTGTGCATCGACAGCAGCATTTTTTCCTGGCTGCGGCGATCCAGCCTTGCGAATGCCAGGCGCATTTCACTGTCACGCATGAATCCCTGAACATCATCAGATGCAAGTGGATTAACCGGAGCGAGCTTGTTCTTCAGGTAATCGAGAATGTTTGCGGCCTGCTCGCTTACGGCTGCCACCCCGCGGGTAAAGTCTTTGAGCGTGTCCGGGTTCCGGGCTTCACCTGCCCTGCGGTTTTTTGCCTGTTCGTTCAGATCCGGATCGTTGCGGATAACATCCAGCAAATCCGCCTCAGCTTCGGCCTGCTGCGCCGTTGTCCTCAGGCTGGTGAGTTCGCCCGCCATACCACGGAATAAAGCGGCCATCTGAGTATTTGGCGCAACAACCTTACCGGCATAACCTGCCAGCTCGATACTGTGTTTCCCTATTTTGATTGAGTAGCTCACTGGCCAGCCTCCATTTTTGACAGCCCTGCATCAAATACCTTGCGCGCAACAGCATGGATTGACGGCGCGATCCCCATGCCCGACTTCTGGCGCTCCCTCTCCTGAATGGTTTTCAGAGCCTGAATCTGTTCCCCGTTCAGCAGAACGGGCTTAACGTTAACCTTGCTCATGATTCCCCCTGTAATAGCGACCGTTAAAGTTTCATTAATCGCAACAATAAAATAATTAATTGCGATTTATGAAACGATGTTAATGAAATTGCAGGGGTGCACAATGCGAAAAGTGTGGATGCGTTTTAAAGAATTTGCCCTCAAGGTATACATGGTGTTCATAAAGGCGATAAATTACAGATAAAACAATAAATTAACCCATGAACACCGGTCTACATACAGGGGTTGCAAGTGTTCATGGTGTTCATATTTCTGTTTACTTTATGAGCACACATTCAAAGTGACCTATGAACACTATGAATACCCTATGAATACCTTACACAAAGGTGTTCATAGTCAATCTTATTGATTTAATTGAACTTTAACCAATCAATGAACACTATGAACACCTTTCGCCATATTTAGCTAAACATTCATCTTTTTTCCTCAGCTAACGGGTGCGCCTGCGGCAGCCAGTCCTCCGCACTCTCTGAAAGTTCGACGTTCGTCACCACGCCGCGGGTCTTTCTCTCCTTGCGGTACTCGTGATTAAACTCCCGCATGGCGCTTTCCATTCCCTCAGAGAATTTATTCAGCGTCAGCGGCTTCTCGAAGCCGTTCGCCTCAAGAAACTTCAGATAAGCGTGATAGAGGTACATGCGGGGGCGATGAGGCGGGTTACGGTTACCCACCAGCATTCCCACACAATCAGCCAGACGCTCCAGATGCGCGCAGAAGGCATATAGCGGATCCGTTTTCTGCTTTACCTCCAGTGCTTCTTCGCTGTTCCGTTGCTCCAGCAGCAGCGCCCGCGCTTTTTCCGGATCCGCAAAGTTCGCCAGCAGCCGGCGAACAACCACCGGAATTTCAGCGGATATCTTTTCTGCCAGGTCTGGATCTTTATCCTCTTCGCTGACGCGCCGGTTAAACTGGAAAATTACGCGGCGCCGGGAAACCCCGCCGGCACGTTCGGTGAAAATCATCGGCGTGTTGTTCGTGGCCACAACCACAGTCCGGAGAACGGCTGTGTACTGGTGCTCGTGTTTCGGGTCTATCTCCACCGCATCCCCGCCGGTTATCGCTTTTATCCCCGTGCCCTCTCCTGAATATTTAGGCTGGTCAGGAAGCGTTATCATGCTCTTGCCTACGAACTGCGCCCGCCCGCGCGCGCTGTCGAGCGCCGCCATGTTCCCGCTGGCGGTGTTATGCGCGCCGGCCAGCATCGTGGCGATATGGGTAAAGACGCTTTTCCCGCTGCCGCCCTCCCCGGTTATCTCGAGGAACAGCTGCCAGTCGTACCGGTTCGCCAGCACCATAAAGAGCGCTGCAGCGATGCGCTGCATCTTAATTGCGTCTCTATCTGATGCGTAACTTAGCCACTTATGGAAGTTCGGCGCATGGTCGCGGAGGTTTTCGCCCGGCACCGCCGGCGTATAGGTCACGCCGTTATGGTTGGTCAGCCAGTTATCCTGGCTGTGTTCGGAGAAAACGCCGGTTTCCATATCGTAGACGCCGTTTGCAAAGGGGATCAGGCTGCGCCGCGGCTCCCCCATTACCGGGATAACGATTTTCAGGGCGTCGATAACGTTGTTGATCGCTCGCTTGCTGAAGTTGGTTTTGTTCTCGTTGTAGATAGCCACCATTTCGCGGCTCAGCTCGAGCAGTGACGTTTTCTCCCAGATGCCGGCGCGGTAGACGTACACACCTTCGCTGTTTTCATGGATCGCAATGCCGGTGTAACGCGCGGCCAGTATGAGCGCCTTTTCGTTATCAGCCAGGTCGCGAAGGTTTACATCCGTCAGCGGTTTGCCGATCACCATGCTTTTGCCGGCTTCCGCATCGGCTTTGAGGCGCGGCAGCTGTGGCGTCCAGTCCTCCAGAAGCTGATAACCTTCAGAGTAGAATTGCGCGCGTTCCACGCCGGCCACCGCCAGCTTTGTAGCGAGAATGGTTATCTGCCGTTCGGTCAGATGCCCGCCGCGGCAAACCCGGGCATAGAGCCGGCCATCATCCACAATCCGGATATTCTCCAGCTCTGCCAGCTGCTTTTTATCCAGCACGACCGGCGGCACCGTGTCGCCAATCGGGTTCATTTCCTGCCATGCTTTGGCGAACGTCCAGGCATCAGCGCCGGCAAAGATAATTGACTCCTCCATGAGATCCGCCGGCTGCTTTTTAAGGTTTGGTGCATTCTTCATTTTCTGTTCCCTCGCTCCCTGATGATTTCCCGCATAACCCGAATTCGTTCGATGCCCTGCACCCGCATAATTCGATCGATATCTTTTTCGCCGGCGACCGGCGCGGAAGATACAAATTCAAATTCCCGCACCAGTCTTTCTGGCGTGCAAAAACACGGTGAGCTGTACCCCTCGCGGCAATATGTCACTCTGTCGAATCGGTAACTTTCGATAATTACGATGTTGCCCCGACCGTCCTTCCATTTATCGCCCGGCCTGATTTCAGGGTGAGCGCGGCCACCAGCAGCTAAGCCGGAATTTTTAATCGTCATATTTTTTACCTCACGCCGCTGGCGGGATTACCTGATAACCAATTTTCCTCAGAAAGCGCGCGGCACTCTCTACCGTAAAAATGATCTCGTCGTCCATAAGGGGGCGCATCGACTGAAGACCATTTGACGTGTCCACCAGATAGCGGCCGCCGGCCGGGAAACTGAAAACGTTTTTGCCGTCGGCCCGGCGAACCAGATCGTAAACAGGAGTCATAATTTCCCCTCCCCATCCCTTAATGACTGGCGGGCAAAACAATATCGCGCGCTATTTAATTGCTCAGATACGTGATCGGCAAAAGCGCCGAGACGGCAAAATTGGATAACCATTTTCATACAGATACCTCCATGGCCAGACGGGATTGAATGGCGGAGGCCTTACTGCCTAACTGGAGGTAAGTTCGGGTGATTGCCGGGTTACTGTGCCCGAGCATTTCAGAGGCGACCAGCAATCCCTGTTCGCCGCCGGCGGACATGAGATTAAAGGCGGCAATTTTGCGACTGGAGTAGGCGCTCAGGCGCAGACGCGTGTTTACGACGCGCGTAAACCACAGCATTACGTTGTGCAGTTTCTTCCAGATTGTCTGGCGACTCACGCTACCTTCCAGAGACTGGCAACGGTTACTTTCAATCTGGCTGCGGGAAAATACCAGGTCGTCACCGATAAGATTGCGCTCCATGCGTTCCCGCAGTCGTTTGATGATGCCCGGCGGCAGCTGTTTGGTGTCGTGCTTCACTTCAGCCTTTGCCACCAGCTCAAACACGATCGCCTGTTCTTCTTCCGTCATGCCGGCGGCCAGCTCGTCGCAGCTCACGCTATCCCAGTGCATGTAGGCAATGTGATCGCCAGCAAGCCGGGCAGCGTCCTTGCGCTGCTGGCGAACAATCTCGATCCCCTTCCGGGTCGCTCTGGCTTCCGCTGCTTTGGTCTGCTTCGCCACGATGATTGTTGCAATGCCGGTTTCCCAGTTGATGCAGGAGTAACGGAAGTTGCACACGTCGCTGGTACGCCAGCCGGTTACGGTCGCAATATCCCACCAGAGTAAAACCCACTCCGGCTGGGTCTGCTGGATGCGCTCGCGCAGTTTGCGCTGCTCTTCCCGTTCGTAAACGGGCGTCATGGTGCGGGTGCCTTTCGTGGTAGTGGCTTTTACCACGTTGCCGCGTAGCTCGCGGGCTTTAGCTGTAAGGGTCTGGAGGTTAAACATGCTGCACCTCCTCAACACGAAATCGACACGCCAGAATACAGACACATCCTTCTGGCGTTTTTTCGCGGGCTTCGCGCTCGGTGGAAGCAGTAACATTAACGATCTGATTTGTGAATTCACCCAAGGTGAGAAAACGCCATGTAAATTCAGGGCGTGTTTGGGTAGACTTAGTGCAAGCCATAATGTTACCTCAACTAACGTTTTGGTTAGACGCCCTGAAAGTGTTCCCGCACTTCGGGGCGTTGTCTTTTTCATTTCCTGTGTGTAATGTGTCATTACACATAAACACATTACATCGGGTGTAATTGACGTGTCAACACACAAAAACGAGAGACGAGGCAATCCTCCATTCCAATTTCGGCTTGATCCAGAGCTTCGAGAGATGATGGAACGAGCGCAACAGCAAGATGGTGATGAGTCTCTAGCCGCATGGCTTAAGAGAATTATTCGCAAGGAACTCCAGCAGCGTGGTATCGAGCCAAAGGGCTGATTAAGCATGCTCTCTGCCGGGTAAAAATCCCGGCTTCTTCCTGCCTTTTTATTCATCGCTATCTTCCTTCAGTAACTCGGGTTGATACTTACGCCACAGCTGAATCTCCTCTTGTTCAAGAGCTTCTTTTGCCCCCTTACACTGCTGCAACTTATACCCGCGTTTGCTGGCCTCCTGCTGATAAGCCGCCATGCGCCGGCTAAAGTCGTTCAGGAACGCGAACGGCACACCATAAGAGCCAGTTTTGCGGATAGAAGGGATAACCTCGCGAAATACCCAATTACTGAAACGATGGGCGAATGTGCCCGGCGTAATAGCTTTACGGCTGCGGGCGATCAGCTTGTAGAAACCAGATTCAGAGACAGCGCTATGATTTGGGTTCCCGCGAATACCGTAAGTTAAAGTTACGGTATTTCTCTCGTCATCATCCAGAGCCTGCAACGCCATGCGCGAATTAGATAGTTCCAGCGCCGCGCAAACATCTTTTGCAACGAACCACGGTTCACCGTTGATCTTAACAATACGGACTTTCGCGGCCTCAAATTTAATGACCGAAATATCATCGCTGCTGTTTTCAGGTTGAGCGAAATCCTGCCCGGCGAGGGCATTTTTGTTAGTCATAATAAATTTCCCGGGCTAAGTTACAGTTGAGGTTTTGTGGAAATTAATGCATCACGCGCTTCGATACGCTGGTTGATCCATTCGTCAACTTCGCTTTCAACGAAAGCGATTGAACGGCTTCCTATTTTTACAGATTGCGGAAAGCGTTTTTCTTTCAAAAGTCGATAAATCCAAGCTTTGCTATAACCTGTTCTTTTTTGTACTTCAGACAATCTTATTAATGACTGGGACATATATACCTCGTAAAGTCTAGTGCGGTTTACGAGATAAATAATGGCATAGAAAAAGTGCAACTCAACGCAACATTAGGGCTAATGGTAAGGTATTCAAATTGACTATAAGGGTGAGTACAAAATTTTTTAGATGACAGTAACAGTCAGATAAATTTACCCTTAGGGTCAAGCATAGATGGGAGTATAAGAACCCTAAGGGTGAGGTTTACTTACGCTTTATGGGGCATGCTACCTTTTCAATTGCTCGAGCCTGTGCGTCAGGCATACCGTATTCCTTGTACTGACTTTTAAGCTGCGCTACTAAAGCCTCCTGAGAAGGTACGGTTTTACGATCATCCTCATCGTAATTTGCCCACTCCGTTTTACGCAACTGAATTGCAATTAGAAGAGGATCATCACTGCGGTAAGTACCAAGCATAGGTGGCAGGAGGGCAGTAAGTTTTTCCACTTCGTTCTGTAGAGTTTTTATTTCATTTTCAAGTTCTTGTTTTGTTTTTTCTTTTACTCCTTCATTTGCTATTTTCTCTTTTCTTTTGTCATTTTTATTTTTCATCCATCTTTCTGCGTTCCGCCGATATTTTTCAAGGCAAGGAGGTAGTTTTACACCTGAGTCCATAAAAGAGATGGAGATTTCTGTACCTTTAAAATAAAAAGGACGATAGCAAGTGCCACTTTCATATATTGGAGAGTAATAATTTTCAGCTTCAGGATTAGGATCTTGTTCATAGACCACACCGTAAGCCATACTTTTTAAAAATTCTAAGGAGTTCTTAGAGAACTCATCATTTTTTATAAAACCTTCGATGACGTCATAGTCGTAAAGATAAAAGGGCTCATAGAAAGGTATATCTTCAAGATGCCAAGCAGCTTCTCTGGCCATAACAGCACATGCTTCTGAAAAACTTATGCCCTCCTGTTCTGAAACTTCCCTAAGTAGGGTTTCAAAGGGAACTAATTCATTCTTCTCATGATTAATTGTTTGGAAAATACTCATAACGCCACCCCGCGCCCTCTGATTTGGCGGCTATGTCAGCTCGCAGAGGTGTGCGAGTGTTCGGGGATCAGCCTAGACATAGCCTATTCTTTGTTCGTATACAGAAGTCTACTACTGTCAATTAGCACTGTCTATACATACAGTTAAGCGCTTTTCCCAAACGTTCCGTGCACTACATTTTCGCCGTTTTCCAACGCCTCCATATAGTCGGCATACCACTGAAGCATTTCGCGGCGGCCATCCAGATACTGGGCGTGGTTGTACGTTCCTCGTATAGAGTTTTTGTCGACGTGTGCCAGCTGCGTTTCAATCCACGCGGTGTTGTAGCCCTGTTCGTGCAGGATGGTACTCATGGTGTGCCGGAAACCGTGCCCGGTGACTTTTCCGTTATAGCCAATCCGCTTAAAGACTTGGTTTATGCTGGCTTCACTCATTGTTTTTCGCGGATCGTTACGGCCTGGGAACACAAGCGGGTAATTGCCTGTTAGCTCTTGGATCTGACCAATAAGCGTAAGAGCCTGCCTGGACAATGGCACCACATGAGGGCGACGCATTTTCATGCGTGAGGCGGGTATTTCCCAGACCGCTTTACTGATATTGATTTCATCCCAAAATGCCCCACGGAGTTCGCCGGGACGCAATCCGGTGATAATCAGCAAACGAGCAGCCAAAACTACTAACTCGCTTCCTGAATATCCTGACAACGCATTGAAGAAATCAGGCAATTCTTTAGGTGTGAGGAAAGGAAAATGATTGGACTCGTGCCCTTGCATCGCGCTGGTGAGATCCGGGGCGGGGTTATACTCAGCTCGACCGGTGACTATTGCGTAACGGAAAACTTCCCCACAGCGCTGCCTAACTTTTCTTGCCTTTTCGGTAGCGCCGCGCCCCTCAATGCGTCGTAGCACATTCAACAGTTCAAGCGGTTTGATTTCGGCTATTGGTTTTTTGCCAATGTATGGGAACACATCTTTATTGAAGGCTTCGAGGATGTCTGAAGCATAACCAGCAGACCATTTTTTTAGTTTGCTGCTGTGCCATTCAAGGGCAATATCTTTGAAGGTGTTGTTTAACTGAATTTCACGGGCAATCTTCTCCTCCCGTTTCGCTTCCATAGGATCGATACCCCCAGCGATACCCCTTTTCGCTTCTTCACGTTTTGCCCGAGCATCGGCCAATGTGACTTCAGGATACACACCAAGCGCTAACAGCTTCTCTTTGCCGGCTACACGATACTTGAGCCGCCAGTATTTGCCGCCATTAGGTTTAATCAGGAGATACAAACCACCACCATCAGCCAGCTTGTAAGGCTTATCTTTAGGTTTGGCGGCATCCACCTGGCGGGCGTTTAGTTTCAC